TCCTGACGCCGACGCCATTCAACTTTGGTTACCGCATCGTCGGCAGCCTTGACCTTGATGTGCCGCATTGGATGGAGAAGGGCTGGCAGCCGACGCCCGACTTCACGGACCCGCCCGCCTCATCTGACATCTTGTACCCCGAGTTCTACATGACGGGTCCGGTCGCTAACATCCGTCAGTTCGTTGGCAAGTACCGTTGGGTGTACGGGCCGGGAGCCGATGTTACCGGACTAGCGAACCCCTGGCGGTTCCCCGCATCAAATCTACTGCTCTGGGTCGATGCTTACACGATTCCGCAGGCTGATGGAACGGCCGTCGCAGAGTGGACTGACTTCTCAGGTGTCGGCAATACGCTGAAGCAGGCGACCTCAGCGAATCAGCCCGTCGTTATGAACGATGGCACTCGCCGCTTTGTGCGGTTCGACGGCTCAAACGACGGCATGAACTCTGGCCCAGTCGGCATTGTGGGTGACATTCATACCGCATCAGGCGCGCCAATCGTTGCGTTCTTGGCGATGCGGCAGCGCCCGACAGGAGCGACGCAGCAGATGTGGTTGAATACGGGAGGCGGCGGTGCTTCCATGATCTACCGTAATGACACAACTGACGCCATCAACACCTGGGCAGGCGGCGGTGCTGACATGGTCGCGCATGGCACTGACTGGTCGGCCAACGTCTTCAAGGTCTACAGTGTTCGAATCAACGCCGACGGCAGCGGCAATGTATGGGAGAACTTGACGCCGATTGGCAGCGGCAACCCTGGCTCTAGTGGCTTCGATGGCTTCGCAATGGGTATCAATGGCGGCGGCTCACTACCGGCTGCTATCGACGTTTGTGAAGCAATCGTCTGCTGGCGCAATATGAACGATACCGAGCGCACTTCCATCGTCAACGCTCTAATGGCAAAGCACGCGATCACATGACGCAAGTTCCAATCTTGCCGCCGCCCTGGGGTCCTCGTGTTGACCCGCACTTTGATGCTGTGCTGCGCTATGAGGGCTTCGGCCACCACGAGCAGGCGACCGCCCGCGATGCTCTGGAGAAGGGCTGGTGGTTCCGCAGCGAGTGGTACAAGCAGCTAGTCCCTGACACGCGGCGCTGCCGCATCCACGGGGAGATCATGTTCACCGAGCTAACGATCACAGAGAACGAGTTGTACAGGTTCCAGGCAATCGGCATGGCAACGGGGCCAATCGGATGACCGACATTTACGGCTCAGGGGTGCTGCCGATCAGCAACGGTTCGGAGCCGCCGACCAACGAGCAGGGTGCAATCAGCAACATCGCTGCGGCAGTGACGCTGCCGCAGTGGGGCACGATGATCGAGGCGATGGACGAGCTTGAGACGAATCCCAAGCTGAGCTTCCCGTCCAGCATCGCTACCTACCACAACATGCGTACCGACCCGCAGGTTCAGGGCTTGCTGACGGGGGCGACCTGGCCATTGATGCGGATGCGCTGGTTCCTCGATCCGAACGGCGCCAAGGACGAGATCGTGCAGAAGCTCAGCACCGATCTGAACCTGCCGATTGAGAAGGAACAGCCGCCCGATCCGAACATGCTGAACGTGCCCTTGGGCCTGAACGGGCAGCCGCCGCCTGGCTCTGTTCCGACCAAAGGTCCTGACCCGGAGTTCCATCAGCGCCGGACGCAGAACCGCTTCAAGTTCCTCGACCATCTTGAGACCGCCCTCGACGCCATCGCCTACGGCTTCATGCTGTTTGAGCAGGTCGGCATGATCGGCGATGACGGCAAGTTCCACTACACGAAGTTGGCGCTGCGACCGCCCTCGACCGTCACAGAGATTCATCTAGCGCAAGATGGAGGTGTCGATTATGTAAGGCAGGGCGGCTTGATCGACAACAAGCTTGATATCAACAGACTTGTGTTCTACAGCTTCCAGAAGCGCGGCGCCAACTGGCATGGTCGCTCGATGCTCAGGGGTTGCTACGCTCCGTGGCTGCTGAAGGACCGGGCGATGCGTGTCGGCGTCATGAACATCCAACGGGCTGGCGTCGGCACGCCTATCGCAACAGGGCACCCCGGCGCGAGCGAAGCCGACCTACGTGTCCTCAGCGAAATGACACAACGTCTCATCGCTGGCGACCGCTCCGGCGGCGCGATCCCCTACGGAGCGACGCTAAAGCTGGTAGGAGTCGAAGGCGGGCAGCCCGACACCGTCGAGTTCGTCAAGCTGATGAACGAGGAGATGGCGCGCAGCTTCTTCCAGATGTTCATGCAACTCGGGCAGACGACCAGCGGCTCCCGCGCCTTGGGTTCGACATTCGTCGATTACCATAAGCTCGTCATTGAGTACATCGCTCAGTGGTTCACGCTAATCTTCAACGAGCATGTGATCGAGGACGATGTCGAATGGAACTACGGACCTGATGAGGAATTCGCGCCGCTCCTGAAGTGGGAGTGGGACGACAAAGGTTCCGACCAGAACCCCGAGGGACCGACTGCATCACGCAATCCGTCAAAGCAGTTGCAGGAGATGTCACTCAAGAACAAAATCCAAGTTGATGAGAAGACAAAAAATGCAATGTTTGAATAACTTCACCCGACATGTGGCCGTCGGGTCGAGGCTCTCATCAACGCGGGCGACGGGCTGTGCGCCCTCCGCTCACCGAACGTCCGCCCGCTGGAGAGCCCATGGCTAAGTCCCCTCAGCAGTCGTTTGTGCCCGTGTCGCTTGATATTGCTCTGTATTCTGGCGACGGTGCGCGCATGAAGATTACCGTCAAGAATCCGGCTGGAGTAGCGGTTCCTTTGACTGGTACGGTTGCTGCGCAGATCAGAGCAGATCGACAGGACCCGAGTGCCAAGGCAACATGGACGGTTGACTTGACGAACGCGGCGACCGGAATCGTTCTGATCAGTCTGTCAGGGACGCAGACGGCTGCGCTCATGAATGGCAGCGAACTCTTCAAAGGATTCTGGGATGTGCAGTGGACGCCGACCGGCAGCGAACCTCTGACAATCCTTCAAGGCAAAGCAACCTGTGCCCTCGATGTCACCCGTCCCTGAAATAGACCTGACAGTAACCGCATCGCCGCTTGCGTTGGTCGATGTAACATCGGCACCGGGGCAAGTCAACGTCATCGCTGGCGCTGCTGTTGGTCCTGCTGGTCCTCAAGGACCTCCTGGCGCTTGGACCAGATTGACTCAAGCGGAGTACGATGCGCTGCCGATCAAAGACCCCACCGTCCTTTACGTGATTGTAGGATAGAAAGGCATCATGAGCAAGTCCGATTATCTTGAGAACAAACTTCTTGACCACATTACCGGCAAGACTGCGTACACGATGCCGTCGGTGTGGGTAGGTTTGTTCACCGCTGCGCCGACAGATGCAGGCGGTGGCACCGAATGTACGGGCGGCTCGTACGCTCGCAAGTCTACGGCGGGTGCTGACTGGAACGCTGCTTCAGGCGGCTCGGTCAGCAACGCAAACGCCATCACGTTCGTGACTGCGACCGGCTCCTGGGGAGGGTCCGCTACCCACTGGGGCTTGTTCGATGCGTCCTCAGGAGGTAATCTGTTGCGCTGGGCAGTGTTGACCGTAGCAAAGACTGTCGCAAGCGGCGACACGGCGAGCTTTGCTGCTGGCACATTGGTGTTGACTGAGGACTGATATGAGTCGCCTGTTCGCCGGTGGTACCGACCTTATGACGTATAGCCCAGTCGACTGGGCATTCGGCACGCTGCTGATCGTCGGCAAGATCGCAACCACCAACGACGCATCTTGGCTGTCGTTCATCGAGGGCGAAGCCTCTGGCGGCACCACCAACTACGCACTCGGCCGCCATAACTCCGGGCCGATTTATATGTCTAACAATGCCACGTTGTCGAAGGGCAGCCAGGCTATTCAAGACGCCGATGGTTGGTGCATCTTTGCAGTCACCAAGGCGACCGGCACCGCTGCGCCGATCATGTACAAGATTCCGATTGGCGGCACCCGCATCAATAGCACCGGCGATGTCAGCTTGGCGAACTCGCCTGCCATCGTCGCTGGCGGAGGTCGCATCAGGATCGCCGGTAACGATGACCCAGCCAATATGTACATCGCCGCCGTCGCCATATTCAACGGCACGGTCTTGACCGGCGCGCAGCTAGATGGAATCAACACCGCCAAGACGACCGCTTCGATCAATGCTCTTGGACCGACCTGGCTGATCGACGACTCGGACAGCCTCGCCACCGACTTGACCGCCGGGACCGCCGACCGCACCGCTATCAGCGGCACCACTAGCTCGGCTGATAATCCGAGCAGCTGGGTGTACGGACTCGGCGGTGGCACTAGCCATGCGTTGGCGGGAACGAGCGCAGGAACATCTACCAGCACTGGTGCAGTTACCGTCACTCATCCGCTAGCAGGGACGAGCGCCGGAACGTCCACTAGCACCGGCGCTGTTGCTGTTACGCACCCGTTGGCAGGAACGAGTGCTGGCACATCGACTTCTGTTGGGGCGCTAACTGTTGCACATCCGTTGGCAGGGACCAGCGCCGGGACTAGCGCAACTACTGGCGACCTAAGCGTTAGCCATTCGCTTGCTGGCACATCGGCCGGTAGCTCGACTAGCGTTGGCAATCTGACGGTCACGGCTGGCGGAGTGCAGGCGCTCGCTGGAACGTCTGCGGGTTCAAGCACTTCGACGGGTGCTTTGAGCGTAGCGCATTCACTTGCTGGAGAATCTGATGGTAGCTCGTTCGACACCGCCGCTGTGTCTGCGAACTATGCTGTTGCGGGAATCTCAGATGGCAATTCAACTTCTGTTGGCTTCGTTGCAGTCAACTATTCGCTGGCGGGAATTTCAGCTGGCAGCTCAAGCAGCGCAGGAGCGCTTGTGGTCGGGACGACGCTAGGCACCGTTCTGAATCATGCTGATGCAGTCTACTACGGTGGCGCGGCTGCTGATGCAGTCTACGCCGGAACTCAAAAGGTTTGGCCATAATGCCCTACAAGCTCAAAGGCAACTGTGTGGTGCGAGCCGACACCGGCAAGGTCGTCAAGTGCCACAAAACGAAGAAGGATGCCATGAAGCATCTCGCCGCCCTCAAGATCAACGTGCCAGAGGCAGCCGTCTCAGCGATCGACGAGATTCAGGAGAACAAGCCGCAGCTTACGACAGTCGCCGATGTCCAGATCATCAAGACAGGAATCGAATACCCACTTAGCTCTGGCCCTGCAACCTTCACGCCGGAGGACCTGGCCGCTGCCGTCAACGCCCAGAATGACCCGGCAATCCCGCAACCCCGCATCTGGCTCGGCCACCCGGACGATCAGCGCATCCACGGCCATCGCTTCCACGGCCCGGCGTCGGGTGAACCAGCAGTCGGGAAAGTGACAGACATGCGGCTGATCGAGGACGGTCACTGCATCGTCGGCGACCTAACCGGCGTGCCGCTTTGGCTCGCCAACATCATGGGCTCAGCCTTCCCGTCCCGTTCCATCGAGGGGCGCTTCAACGTCAAGACCCCGACAGGCAAGAAACATCGCCTGGTCATCACCGGCTGCGCACTTCTTGGCGTCGTGTGGCCGGGGGTCTTGACGATTGAAGACATCGCAAGCTTGTACACAGAGAAAGGACCGGCCGTTGAGGTGACAGAAGCAACTCCCGACCTGCCGATCACCATCACAGCCGCTGCCGCTCGCGCAATCGAGGGCAACATCACCGTGGAGGACCTACGGCGAGCCTGGCACGAGAGCGTCAAAGGCGACCCGGAGAAGTTCAACTGGTGGTTGCGCAGCATCTATGTCGATCCGCCTGAACTGATTGTCGACGCAGATGACGGAGGGACGCTGTTCCGGCAGCCCTTCACGATTCTCAAGAACGACAAGATCAAGTTCGGCAAGGCCAAGAGGGTCAAGATCAAATTCGTCAACGCATCGCATGGGGGTGTCGAAGCGGAACCCATCAATGAGAACCGACAGCACGTGGCTCTGTTCGAGCCGGTTCAGACGCTCGATGTCAAGATCGGGCGATCAATCGAAGTCCAACTGAAGGAGAGGTGAGTAAGATTCGCCTTCACTTTGAGGAAGGTGAGCGAGAGCTACTGGCTGCCCGTCTCAATCTGCCCGAGGACGCCGACGACGCAGCTGTCGCCGTCGCCGTGGCCGAGTGGATGCAGCAGGACCCAGTGACCCCGCCGACCAACACCCCGCCCGACGACGTCACGACGGCGAACGTCGATGACATCGAAACGGACGACGGTGACGTCGTGGTCGTGGACGTGTCGGAGTTCCGACGCCTCCGCCAGCGCGACCGCGTGGCAGCCGAGGTTGAGGAGACCTCACGCCGCCGCGACCGTGACGAGTTGATCGAGGAAGCCATCGCCGATGGCAAGTTCGGCCCGGCTCGCCGCGATCACTACAGGGCGCGCTACGACAGCGACCTGGAGGGGACCGTCAAGCTGATCGGTCGCCTCATGAAGAACACGGTGCCGCTGGAAGCCCGTGGCGCCGACGCGCCGACCGATGAGGTCGACGACACGGCATACCCGTCCGAGTGGTTGCCTGAGGTCGCGGCTCGCGCAGCGCGCCCCAAGAGCCGCGTCCACGGGGAGGACTGATCTCCCGTGGGCGAGGCACAGGCATATTACGATCCCGGCGCGGATATCACCTGCCAGCATACGGCAGGTGCCAACGGCGGTTGGTTCGTCAGCTATCCGCTGACGCGCAACGCCGGTGGCCCGGCGGGCATCAGCGATACCGGCGACGGCACGCTGATCGTTACGACCCCGGCAGCCAACGCTGAGGTCTTTGGCGTCACCAGCCACGATGTGGCTGCGGGCGGCAAGGTCAACATCATGCGGATGCCAAAGGTCGTGTCGGTCGTCGCGGGCGGCACGTTCATCATCGGCGACTACATCTCAACCGACAACGCGGGCAAGGCCGTCAAGGCGACGGCAACGACTGGCGTCGTTGTCGGCCGTGCGCTGAGCGCTGGCGCGCTCGACGCATGGTGCGTCATCGACCTGATCTCTGGCCGCAGCCTGTCACCGTAGAAAGGAGGGATGAACATGCTACTGGAAGCAGGATTGGAAACCAAGAGCCGGGTTCACTTCGAGCCTGAGTTCGTGGATCTTGGCGATGGGTGCTTTGCGCTCGCGTCGGGCGATGAGTTGTTCGCTCAGACGCACGCGCAGACGGCACACCCGCTCGCCATTCCGACGATCAGCGGTACGACGATGACCGTCGACTTCATGCTGAAGCAGCCGCAGCGCATCACGCGGATGATTCAGGACATGACGTTGCAGCGGTTCGTCGCTGACCGCATCTTCTCCAGCGGCGGCGGTGTCGTCGGTGGCGCGGTCGTCTACGACTCTGTCGAGGCGAACGATCTGTACCTCGAACGTGACGTCGAGCGCGTCAGCCCTGGTGCTGAGTTCCCGATCGTCACGTCGGCTCGCCGGGTTCCCGGCGTCGCTGAGGTGGAGAAGTGGGGAGGCAAGGTCTGGATCTCTGACGAGGCCCGTGACCGCAACGACTCCCTGATGTTCACCAATCAGCTGCGGCAGCTGGGCAACACGATCGTCAGGAAGATCAACGCCAGGGCCATTCAGGTCCTGGAGGCGATGTTCACGGCGTACTCGGCCCGTGTCGTCGTGTCGCGCTCGCAGGCATCTGGCGGCTGGGATGCCGTCACGCCGTACGGCGGCACGCCGTCGGCACCGGGTGTCTGGCCGGCAGCTGACTTCGCCTACGCGGCGGAGATCAGTGAGACGGACGAGCTGGGCATCCGCTACGACCTCTGGATCCTCAACCCCGGCAACTACACGGACCTTCTGGTCCTGTACGGCGGCGACGGCATCCAGGAACTGCTGACGACGCTCGGCCTGGAAATCTACGTCACGAACCGCATGACGCTGAACTCGGCGTACGTCGTGGCGTCGGGCCAGGTCGGCCAGATGCGTCTGGAGCAGCCGCTCGGTACGGAAACCTGGCGCGAGCCGAACCGTCAGCGCTCGTGGGTTCAGTCGAGCGTTCGCCCGCTGATGTTCTGCGACAACCGTTTCGCCGCCCTCAAGTTCACGAACCTGAAGGGCTGATGATGGCTGAGGACCTAAAGCCCGTGCGGGTCCGATACAGAAGCCTCGACTACGTCACCGAGGGGACCAACCCTCTCGGTGACACGGTCGATGTCATTCGGACAGCCTACGGACCCGGCATGTCGCCGAACAACCCTGCCAACGATCCGAACCTGGACCGTGATTCGCAGGAGTACCAAGACAAGCTCGATGACTACGAGCATGGCGAGTTGATCATGCTGCGTCCGCATCAGTACGTCGGACTGATCGAGTCCGGTGCGGTGCGTGACGTGCAGACCGACGAGTCAGGCGAGGAGATTGTCGAGGAAGATGTCGAGCTACTCGATGTCAGTACGGCAAGCGTGGACGATCTGGTCGATTGGATTCGTACCGAGCGACCGACCGTACAGGATGTCGTTGATGCGTCGGGTGGCGACGGCGATGTGGCGCGCAAGCTGCTGGAGGCGGAAGGGATCGCCTCTGACGGGGAACCACGCAAGGGCGTGCTGGAAGGTCTTACAGCCGTCATCTCCCGAGCCGACTAGCGAGGGTGGCCGGGTCCGCCCGGCCACTCAACTCTTATGGCACTACTAGATCAATTCAAACCGACCACAGCAGAAGTCGCGGCTTACATCAAGAACCGCACTGTTGATGAGAACAACGAGTACCTTGGCGACTTCACCGAGGACACGATTGTTACCGCCGACGAGGTTGGCGTGATCATCGAGCAGGCAGGCTCGATGGTGCTGTCGGCGTTGCGCTGGGAGGTCGGCCCACCGGCGACGATTCCTGATAGCAACTACGCCGCCGTGAAATCATTGGTCGCTTTGTTCTCGGCGATCTTTGTTGAGGTGACGAAGTTCAGCGAGCAGATCGCTCGCCAGGTGTCGCCCTACCCGTATCTCAAGTCGCTGTTCGACGGGATGCTTAGCCAGAAGCAGGCGGACCTTGGCATCATCCCGCCGTT